GGCAAAAATGAAGGTTACTTCGTTTCATGCGATCACCAGTATGAAACCGTAACCAACCAAGACATTTCAAGCAGCTGCTTGAATTGTGGAGGTAAAGTATGTTACGAGGTAACTCGTAACTGCTTATGTAGTGTTAGTCAATGCCAACATTGCCTATACACTAATTATCGATTGAGTGGGCGGAATAACATCACATGCCCACACCATATAGCACCACCAAAGACAAAACAAATCATCACGAACAACGCAACAGGAACATACGCTAGTGTAGCCTCAATTAAACCAGAGTTTACATTAGAAGAAGACATCAGAGAACCCAAGATCAAGAAGAACATCATTCCGAGTCCGCGTATAGTTCACAAACAAGGCGGAGCCATTTCATCAGCAACCAATTCATTTTCAACATATATAGCAAACATTTTAAATCAATTTTCAGACAACGTACTAAATTTATTTGCAGGTAACTTGAAGGACAACTTTTCAAAATATATCACTACACCACTTATTAACTTTTACACCGAGTTAGTTAGTATTGCACATATCATCAAGCAAAATTCCATTAAGATACTTCACATTATAAATTTAGTAGCCACAACAGAACCACTTTCATGCAAAACCATTTTTCATTTTTTCAGAAAACTCTATTCAGCCATTTCATTAGCATTTAATTTACCAACATCATCCATATTTGATCAGCTGATCACTTATGTATTATCATTTATGCCAAATTTAACCGACTTAATAGCAGACCATTTAGACAAGAGAATAAAACCCGATTTTAGATACCATTATAACAACAGCTTGAACGATCCACCATGTTCAAGATATGACATCATTCCACCATTAGAAGCAAGATTAGTAGATAAACAATCAGGTTTAGAGCAGATTACACAATATTTTCACAAATTATTTTCAGTAGTATTTTCATTTTTCACCAAACTTTCATTTTCAACATCATTTCGCAAACTTTCACAACATCTCAGAGACTTTAATTTATTGTCAACAGCTTATCGCAATGGTAAAGAATTTTTAACACCATTAATTCAATACCTAGGTAAGTTGTTGTCCTTTATTCCAACTGCATTAGATCCCGCAGCTTGGTTTAGAGAACAATTGAAGACAAAGACATCACCCATTTTCAAATTATCAGCACACGCCATTTTTTTCAAAGCAAATATATCTTCATTCACGAATGAAGAATATACAGAACACGTAGAGACAGGAAAACAATTACTTAAGACAGCCAGAGAACACATGCTCAAGGAAGAAGTTTCCTTGAATTCAGAAATAGAACGATTTTTCACAAACATACAAACAGGATATCACACACCACGACCACCAGTAACAAGAAAGAAAGAACCCTTCGTTATAAAAATTTCCGGACCGTCCCACATAGGTAAATCAACTTATATCTATTCACTTTTGACATCTGTATTTACCAATAATACAGCAAAAGAGATAAAAGATTTTACTTATGTTCGACACCCCGCAAATGAATACTGGGATGCTGTCACAGCCAGCACCCGAGTAGTTTTATACGACGACTTCAATCAGAGCAGAGAAGAAGAAGACATTGCCGAACTTATTAGCTTAGTATCTTTTGCAACATTCCAACCAAAAGTTGCAAATTTATCCGACGCTAATGGGGTAGGCAAAGGTCTTTCCATTGAACCAGAGGTAGTAGTTCTACTTTCGAACGTAGAAACTTCTATCTGCAATTCAATCCATTGTAAAGACGCAATCGAAAATCGCATTTCCATTCACCTCACCATGAACAAACATCCCAACATGAAGAAACCAGACTTAGAGACATCCATTTTTTGTAATTATCCATCCAAGAAAGAATTTGGGTGGAAACAAGCCATGACACAAATCCACGACGCATATGAACAATATTTAACCGACAATCTCATAATCAACGAATCATTAGACAAATATCATTTCAATTTAGTAAGAAAACAAGGAAGTTCTACTTCCTTGCCTAGACAGACATCAGAACCAGAAGAAGACATCATAGAAGATTTACTTCATATTCCAACGAAAGAAGATATAGCAAACGGCAACACTCATATAGTTAACAAAGAACAAAAAGGACCCACCATCATCCCGGGCACCTATTGTTCCATGTTTTCTATAGAACGAAACCTTTTGCTAGGCCAGTACGAAGTTTTTCCTATTTTTGGATTCCAATTACCAACCCTCAATCAAGCCATGAACATATGTTATAAATTAGGTATTATTGTAGGCGCATTAGGCGCATCATTAGCAGTAGCATACACAATTTATGACGTAGTCAAAGGCCCACCAGCCAAGGTAACAGAACCACAATCAGGAGAAACGAGCACAGGCTCATCCAATTTCAGACGAATATTAGTAACAAAGCACGCAGGAACCACACATCAGACAATCCCATCACTTTCACGCAACCTTTTTAGAATAGCAGCGGCCGGATACACAGTATGCGGCCTTTTCATCAGAGACACAACAGCACTTATACCACTTCACATCTTTTACGATTCATCACCGTCCCTTTATTTAGAAGAAGGAACTAAGATAACAATTTATTTACCGAGTACAGACCTTACATATGAGTTTCCTTTTTTAGCCTCAAATTTGAAGCTTATAAAGGGATCCCCAGATGTATGTCTATACCGGTTTCCATCTAAAAATCTTAATTCTTTCAGAGACATAATAGGATATTTTGGCGACTTAGATTACAACTTAAAACACCGTAATTTAGTCACCTTAAGGAATCGCATAGGACAACGAACGATAGAAGTGCACCACACAGCAATCATAGACGACCATTTCAAGATCACATACGACATAGAACCAAATGGCAAGAAAAAGTATCTCACCCAACACGATACAGTAGAATATACCATGAGTTCGATCGATGGCGATTGCGGGTCCCCGTTAATTATGGACGACAACTTAGTCCTCCGACCATTAATAGGAATACACGCAGCAGCCAGCGAATCGAATACCAGTATAGGAATACTGTTGACCAGAGAGATGCTCCTACTTGCTTATAAGCAATATGAAGTACAACCAACGACAGCACAGAAAGGATTCTTAGAGCCCTACATAAAGAAAGAACTTATAACTTTTGACGATAAATGTGAGATGAGATTGGACGGGAAACTTCAACCAGAAGCAACCTTAACAATCTCACCTTATGTTTCATCACAAACCAAAATTTATAAATCTCCTTTATATGGGATCTTTGGATCTCCATTGACAAGACCAGCACGATTAGATTATTATAATGTACTAAAGAAAGAACATCGCGATCTTTTTCGTATGAATATTAACAAATATGGCAAAATATCAAAAGATTTTCCACAAGAATTAGTAGACATAGCAGCAGAGAGCTTAGCTCAAGACATAGTAGCATTACCATCCACGACACCACGACGCAAATTGACAATTCACGAAGCAATCAACGGAGTTTCGACTGTTAAGTATTTAGACTCACTTAACTTGTCCACCTCCGCTGGTTTCCCATTCATTTTAGATCCCCGATTTCTTGGCGAAAAGCGCAAGCTTTTTACTGGGAAGCCGGGAGACATGAGGATGGGGCCAGAATTGACTTCCGTTTATGACCAGCACTTCACCCTGCTGCGAGACGGAATAATTTCTGACCTCCCTTATGTTGACGCACTCAAAGACGAACGACGAACACACGAAAAAGTAGATAACTTCAAAACACGCTTGTTTGGAGTTGCCCCCTTGACACATATATTGATTTCACGACAATACAATTTGGCATTAACTTCACATCTAATGCAGAATTGTTTGAAAACTTTTTATGCTCCTGGACTTGATAAATCATCAATCCAATGGCATGAATATTTTACTCGTTTTAAGAGCGTTTCCCCATTAGGCTTTGACGGCGATTATTCGGCATGGGACTCATCTGTTAAAAAACAACTAATGCTAGCATTAGAGACTATAACAGATCGGTTCTATACCAATGAATCAACGCAAGACAGGCTTATAAGGAAAACGCTTCTATACGAATCAGCAGAATCAATACGTATCTTTCACGATAACCTTTACCGTAATTGTGGAGGAGTACCGTCAGGAGACGACCTCACAACAACCATGAACACCTTGGTGAACGAATTACAATTTCGAATCGCTTGGCTTTCTTTGGCTCCAATCCGATATAGGGATTTATATCACTATAAACGACTTGTAGCCACTGGAATTCACGGTGACGACAATATTGTAACAGTCCACCCGGATGTTATCAACTTTTTCAACGCAGAGACAATTTCATTATATTTTAATTCATATGGTATAACTTATACCGCAGCCGACAAATCCAACAACATTGTAGCATACAAACCATTCGAGGAACTCACCTTCCTTAAATGCGGTATGGGCCAATTAGGTCGCTGGACAGTTCCTGTAAAGGACCTGAAAACCAGCGTAGAGACCATATATTGGCTTAAGAAAAGCAAATATGCTGAACCTCCTGAAATAGCTTGCGAAGATAACACTAACAACGTACTTCGTGAAATGTTTTTTAGAGGAGAAGTAGATTTTAATTTCGTACGACAATCAGTACTTAGACTAAGACCGAATTATAATTTATTAACATATAAATCATTATATAACGAATTCACACAGACCGGGAGTATTTCCGACCCAGGGAATACTTTCGGATTCACACGGAACAACTTGACACCACATTTTTCATTATCAACACCAATCCTAGAGGATTGGTGTTTCATCTCGACATCACAATCAGACGACTCATCAGCTACCGATATAGACATTTCCCCTAGCGATGATGAGTCATTTTCAACATGAACACATCAAACGAACAATCAGACATCAACAACACTCAAGAATCTCAAAACACATCAGGTTTTACCACAACTGAAACTTCCGCACCAATCGATATTTCAATGGTACGCGAATTGCCTGGCAATCACGGAGATAACAACATGCCCGATCATGACTGGACTCTTCAACATATGTTAGAACGTAGATGGCTTTTAACGACCATCACCTGGCCTTTAACAGCAGCATCTGGCGCAGACTTGGCTACTTTTTCGCATCCAGCGGATTTGTTAGTTAATGACTTTGTCACAACACCTTTTAGTCGCTTTCATTTTTTCCAATGCGACTCGTTCACAATACATGTTCAAGTAGTCTCCAATAAGACATTTTCGGGTAAGTTGTTATTAACGTACTTGCCTTGGCAATCCGACACCTCCATTCCAGTCTTCACTTTGGAAAATGGCATTCTTATGGACCACCGCGTCTTTATCAATGTAGCCGACGATCAAATTACAGATTTTAAAATTCCCTTTATCTATTATAAAGATTTTTTCGATATAGTAGAAAATTTCACCTTAGGGAACATTTATCTAAAAGTTGTCAACCAGCTCAAAACTGGAGCAACAGGACCGTCATCCGTATTGATAAAGCTGTGGGCGTCCGTACAGAATCCACGATTCAAGGTGCCAAGACTGGCTAATTCGACATATCGATTTGTGCAGAAACAGTCAGGTAAAACCAAACAGACATCAACAACAACCACTCAGAACAACCCATCATTTTGGGATAAGTTAGGAGATATTTTCCTCGGATTCCTTCCCAAGAACATCTCGGAAGTTGCCGCATATGGTATGCTTTTGGATAACCCTCAAATCTCGATTCCACCAACACCAGTTACAAGAAAAGAGCAGCGATATTTATCACCTACTGCCGGATTCGATTACGTCGATAAACTAGTACAAGACCCATCTAGCCAAACCGTAATCGATACCCGAGCTTTACCTGATAAAGAAGACATGTTATCCTTATCATATTTTGCGAACAAATTCAACTTACTCCAAACCATCAACATCACATCATCAACAGCAGTTGGGTCAAAATTATTCGAAATCAAAGTAGGACCTTTATTTAAGAAAGTATTAAAAACTGAAACTCCAACCAACACCATGGATTATTACGCCGCAGCATCAGGCGCCCAGTTATGGTCGGGTTCACTCGACTTTCACATAGACGCAGTAGGCACATTAATGCACGAATGTAGATTAGACTTAGTATTTTTACCAGAAACATTTACAGCTCCCACCAGTTACGACTTAGCTTTAACTCAATTCACCAACTCAATAGAAATCAGAAACACATCAAATTTTCACTCAATTACATGCCCATTTATTTCAGACACACCATATAAATCAGTATATAACGGATTAGAAATTTCAACATCACCGGACATTGACGAAAGAGACTATTGGACAGGTACATTTGCAGTTTATGCAGGTTCAACACTAATTTTCAACGATTTAGTAGCGAATAACATGGACATAAATATTTTTATGTCTATGGGCAAAGACTTCATGTTTCACCTACCTAATATGACCAATCGATCAATAGAACTTAGACCTTATCCATCATCAACTTTTGTCGATATGGAACAATCTTATATTGAAGAGAAACAAGAAGTTATTGTTAGAAGAGCCAAAAAACAATCTGGTAGAACTAGCGCAAATCAACGCCCTCATAGTATACAACCAGTAGTTTTAGGCTCTGCTTCAGGAACCAATAGTATCCCATCTTTAGTAGACGACCCTATACCGACATTACGAGAATTGGCTAAACGTCAAAGTCCTCAGCATTTCATCCCATTTTCATCCACCAACCAAGGTAGTACGTCTGTAATATGGCCCAGAGAAGGCGATAGTCCATTCGAGAAGACAGCATTAGCCCGAATAATGGCACCTTTCCGCAACGCAGCGGGCGGTTTCGTTTTTACAGCTAAAGTTTACAGAGGCCAGTTGAACGAGAACACGTCACCACACGTTCCCGATTTTCATGGCTATGTAGCTTATATTCCTCCAACAAATATGAGTTATTCACACAATGCACAAAACGCATCATTTGCACCATACCCAAACATATTACCCAACCATTATCACAAGACAGCCACACCATTAGCATATTTTTCAAACAAATGTAGCGCTGAGTTTTCCATCCCTCACCACTACATGAGCAGATTTACATTAATTCCAAAACAATCAGAATCATTATTGACAAATTATACATTGCATCCACGACTAGTTTTTGTAGTCAATGACGGCGACCAAAACAGCGGCTCAAACTACTGTGTTTCCTTAACAGCAGGATTCGCAGATGAAACCTTTGTTGGTACCTTCATTGGACTACCTCAGATCAGAACCATCCACAACGACTTTCCACCACCTATATCAACATCACATGTTTATCCAGATGGCTGGACAGGCCTTCCATAGATTTTTTTTTAAACACATCAACACTTCAATATATTGAGGCATAGCTCAATATACTGATTATATTTTTAATTTTATTATTTTATTTTAGCTTAGTTATTTTTTATTCCATAGTTTCCACTCATGGTTTTTTCGACTAAGCCCCGACAGAACCATGACACCATTTTATTTTATTTATTTTTTAACTTAATTTCACAATCATAATTTCCAT